CTACTACAGAGAAATCTTTTGGTTATCTACAGCAACCCCTGAAGATCACCTTGTTGAAAGCACGGTGCCTGAAGCGAATGTTGTAGTACATAATCGTGGTTCTTACACATATCATGCTGTAACCTTCTTTGGCGACTGCGGATCGATTTTAATCGCATCCAATGCCGCTATAACATCGAAGATTATGGGTATGCATATTGCTGGAATCACACACATGAACAAAGGAATATCTGTAGCACTGACGCGACAAATTATTGATCGATTGATGAAACATTTTCAACCAATCAGTCAGTATGGACACGAAATTGTACCTTTAACTGTGGACCCCGACATTTTAAAAGACAACGGAACATTTTTGATTTATGGAACTGAACCAGGTAGACGGATTATGGGAAGTGTGAAAACTGCTCTCCAGAAATCTCCTGCCTACGGAAAATTGATTGAAAGCCCTAATAAACCTGGATATTTACGTGAATTTACCAATGACGACGGAATTACTATTGACCCAATGACTTTGCAACGGAACAAGTATGGTGTGGTTCGCCCGTATGTCCCTCAGGACAGAGTCGAAGCTGTATACGAAGCAATGAGTGTATTCTACCAACGTGAATACATTAACTCACCTGCTCATTACAAACTTCCACTTACGCGTGAACAAGCCATCATCGGAATAAACGGAGACCCATTCGTCAACGCCATTAATCGTCAAACTGCTCCCGGTTACCCATATACGTATGAGAAAGCTGGAAAGAGTGGTAAGACGAAATGGTTTGGCGATGGAATGGACTATGACTTGAACAATGAAGCATGTAGAGAATTGATGGCTGATGTAGATGAACTCGCCCAGTGCATGATCGATAACGTTAGGCCTCGCATTATCTGGATTGATACATTGAAAGATGCTAAAATCCCGATCGCGAAAGCCAACGTAGGCAAAACTCGATTATTCACCGCTTGCCCACTACACTACACAATCCTCTTTCGACAATACTTTTTACCTTTTATTGCTCACTCGATGCGTAATCGCGTACAAAATTCTATTGCTGTAGGCATCAATCCAATGTCACCAGAGTGGGATTTACTCGCGAAACGTTTAAAGAAAAATGGAAAACATGTCATCGCTGGAGATTACTCTAACTTTGACGGCACACTCCCGGTACAATATGTTGAAGTTGCCGTGAAAATTATGGTTGACTGGTTTATGAGAAACTGGGATGCTATAGTTCGCGAAGAACGCAACATTATAAATGGACACGAACTGACTTACGACGAATTTGAACAATTTTTGATGAAAATTGGAGTCGAGTGCATTAACCATCTGCACATTTCTAACCATAAAAATGTTTCCGGTGCTGCTTTGATATATTACGTTCGTAACGGTATTCCCTCTGGATGCCCTGCGACCGCTATACTAAACAGTATCGTAAACCATTGTTGTCTTGCTGATTCTTGGCTTGACATAATGAATGGTACGTCGTATGCTACAATGAACACGTTTTTTGAGCATACTTCGTCTATTTTTTATGGTGATGACTTCATAATGAATATACGACCAGAGGTTATTGATGTTTACAAT